AGACTGCTGATGCGCCGCCACCACCCCCCGCTCCATAGTTTGCAGAGGCAGTGTTATTTCCACCGTTATTGCCTTGTGATGGAGACACTGATGGTGTGTCACCAGCCCCTCCTGTCAAACTTGCTGCACGAATCCCAGCGCCGCCGCCAGAACCACCAGAACCACCATTACCTGCTGTTGCTGCAATTCCCGCAGCGCCAAACCCTCCACCGGCAGATGTTATGGTACTAAATACTGAATTTGACCCGGCCACACCATTATTTAAAGCAGGGGCAGTTGCCTGAGCACCGCCACTGCCTCCAGCGCCTACTGTTACTGTATAAGACGTTCCAGCAGTGACTGCCAAACCGTTTCCAGTGCGATAACCCCCCGCACCTCCGCCACCGCCGCCCGAACCACCTCCACCACCCCCCGCTACAACGAGGTACTCGACTTCAGTAACCCCCGTTGGGCATACCCATGTGCTAGTAGCCTGGAAGATTTGGAAATTGGGCTTGGAGAGGTATTTAAGGATCACGATACCGGAGCCGCCGTTGCCACCAGTTGCTGACGTTGGTGCATTCCAACCGCCTCCACCAGCACCACCACCTGTGTTATCTGTGCCATTACCTCCAGCAGTAGCGGCTGGAGTTGCATTACCACCATTTCCACCACCACCTGTACCGCCTGTACCACCTGTAGTTCCACCACCACTATGACCGCCACCACCTCCACCACCAGCATAGGTTACCGATGTTCCAGAAATAGAAGATGCTGTGCCGTTTCCGCCACCCCGGGCTGGAGAACCACTTGCTGACTGCCCTACTGCGGATGCGCCACCGCCACCTCCGCCACCAAATAGGGTAGGGCCATAAATTCCTGAACCTCCGTTGTTTCCTTGGCTTGGCGAAACAGAAGGTGTATTTCCTGTACCGCCTGGGCCAAACGTAGCTGGCCCATCTTTAAGAGTGCCGCCACCACCAGAACCTCCATCTGCTCCCGTAGCAACTGCTGCCGAAGGGTTATTTATATAAGAACCACCGCCTCCGCCACCCGCAGAAGTAATTGTGCTGAATGTTGAAGACGTTCCAGAGTCAGCTTTTACTGATGAATTTTTACCAGCACCACCGGCACCAACAGTAACCGGATAAGAAGTTCCTGGGGTAACAGAAAGCCCTGTCCCCGTTCTAAAACCACCAGCACCGCCTCCACCACCAATGTGACCACCTCCACCACCGCCAGCCACGACGAGATACTCCACCGTGCTGACCCCTGGTGGGGCTACCCATGTTCCTGAAGATGTAAAGGTGTTTGTGACCTGTAAGGCTTGAGTCCACTTGAGAATGACAATGCCGGAGCCGCCTGCGCCAGCAGCAATGTTGTCATCTCCAGCGCCGCCTCCGCCTCCGCCTGTGTTAGCGGTTCCAGCACTTCCAACAGCAGGGGCTTTTCCTCCAGCGCCGCCTCCGCCAGAACCTCCTGAACCAGCCGATCCTCCACTAGATCCCATCCCACCGCCACCACCACCTGCATAAGTGAAAGATGATCCAGATATAGTGGATGCGGTTCCATTACCACCATTACCCGATGCGGGAGATGTTGCATTACCACCTACCGCACTAGCACCGCCGCCACCTCCAGATGGTCTATTGTTGGCACTTCCAGATGTGAAACCATTGCCCCCATTATTTCCCTGAGATGGCGATGTAACGGGAGTATTACCAGAGCCGCCAAGCCCCTGTGTCGTGAAAAAACCTCCAGCACCGCCGCCTGATCCACCGTTCCCGCCATTTGTATCAAAACTAGCCCCGTTACCCCCACCAGCAGATGTAATGGCGCTGGGTGCATTTCCAAATACGGAATTTGCGCCAGGACTCCCTTGATTATTGGGCGCATTTCCAGTAGCGGCAGCACCGCCTGCACCAACAGTTACAGTGTATGAAGTACCTGCGGTAACAGAAAGTCCAGTTCCAGTTCTAAATCCGCCTGCTCCGCCTCCGCCACCCTGTTGCCTAGCTCCCCCACCCCCACCAGCAACCACAAGGTACTCAACACTTGTCACCCCTTCAGGGGCAGTCCAGTTGCCAGATGATGTAAAGGTCTGAACTACATCAATCGTAGTCGCAGGAGTGACCGTGTATTTGATGATGACGATGCCAGAGCCGCCTGAACCGCCTGCTGCTGATGCCAAAGGAACAAGCGAACCATTGCCGCCACCGCCGCCACCGCCGGTATTTGCCGGTGCTGAGCTACCTGCAACGCCTGGTGATCCACCACCATTAGCGCCACCGCCTGTGCCTCCAGTTCCTCCGGCTGTATTTGGTGCCCGTGTATCACCACCGCCACCACCGCCACCTGCATAGGTAACAGAAGTTCCAGAAATGGTAGACGCTGTTCCGTTGCCGCCATTACCACCAGGGCCAGTAGAGGGTGCATTCGCTCCAACAGCACTAGCACCGCCACCGCCACCGCCACCCACGTAACTTGGAGAAGAGTTGCGGTAAGACGTACCTCCACCACTCCCTTGCGCTGGTGCGGGTGCTACTGAAGGCGTATTACCGGCTCCACCGATTTCTGCTGTGTTTGTTGAAGTATCAACCGCACCACCCCCGCCACTGCCCCCACTAGCCCCTTGGGAATTATTAGTGGGTTGACCGTATGAACCGCCGCCCCCACCTCCAGCAGACGTAATAGCATTTGGTGAATTACCAAAGATTGAATTAGACCCAGAAGTTGCTCGTAGACCCTGATAAGGATTCACAGGCGCAGCGGCAGCACCGGCACCACCTCCACCGACTGTAACCGTATATGCCGTACCAGCAACAACTGGGTATGCAGAAGCAGTTCTAAATCCACCTGCTCCACCGCCCCCACCACCTAGCTGCCCTCCACCTGCACCACCAGCAACAACCAAATACTCAACCTCCGTTACACCAGCAGGGCAGACCCATGTGGTCGAAGAGGTAAACGTCTGGATGACGGTGTAAGGCTGTGCCGCCGATGGGCGAAGAAAACCTAAGAGAGCATTAAGAATCCCGGTCATGTGAGGCCATTTCCAGATATAAGCCAGCTTGTTGACGTAAGTTTTACCGCTGTCGCAACGCCATATTCAGCAAGAGTCCGTGACCCCGTAGTGCCTGGGCCAGCCAAGTACATCGTGTCTGTCGTAATAGCAATCGTCACAGTGTTCTTCATGTTAACAAAGGTAATTACTGTACCTACTGGATACGCCACACTTCCGTTAGCCGGTATTGTAAATGTCCGGGCGTTGTTGTCTGAATCGGGGTGCAGGATCGTTTTCCCTGCGTCAGTAAGCACCAGAGTATAGGCCGCAGATTGAGAATTGATCGGCGTATTCCTAAACCCAACAGCATCCGTGCCATCGACCGTACAGTTGCTAAGAGTGCCCGAGGTGGGAGTGCCAAGAACGGGAGTGACTAAGGTAGGAGAAGTAGCAAAGACTAGAGAGCCAGTACCCGTTTCATCTGTAACTGCTGAACGAAGGTTCGTAGAAGAAGGGGTGCCTAGCCATGTAGCAACACCAGAACCAAATGAAGTAATCCCAGTGCCACCATTAGTTACCGCAAGGGTTCCTGTTACAGCCGCTGACTGAGCAAGGTTAACCGCACCAAACGCTACAGTCGTTCCAGACCTACGAAGTACCTGGTGATCCGTTCCTGCCGCAATACTGGCGTTGTCTGCCGTTGCGTTACCTGTTACACCAAGAACTGACAGAGCAGAACCTTGGGCAAGATTAGAGAATGGAAGATCTCCAGTGACAGCATCTGTTGACGCAAGGTTGACTGCACCAAACGCTACTGATGTACCAGACCTACGAAGAACTTGGTTGTCTGTACCAGCAGCTATGCTTGCGTTATCCGCAGTGGCGTTACCAGTAACCCCTAAAACAGAAAGCGCAGAACCTTGGGCTAGGTTAGTAAACCCAAGCCTGGCTGATATAGCTGGCGTAATCGTCGTGCCATCCACATACATCGAACGCTCGGCTGGATAAGTACAGAAGATCTCCTTAGTTCCTGCGCTCCAGTTAACGGCGTTGCCTGAATTAGATGACTCTAAGATTGTGTCACGGCTAAGTACAGTACCAGACAAAGTGTAGGTTCCAATGCCCACTTCCCAGTCTGTCCCATTTGTAACCGCGTAGTACGTCGTATTTCCATTCCCGATGACGGAGAATGCCTGGTATCCACCGACCGCCCCAGCGAGCGTATAACTGCCCGTGCTGGTGGTTGTCGTAGTCTCTTTAACTCTGTCTTTTAGTACAAGTGGCATGATCTATCCTCTATGCGGCAATCGGTATCCAATTCGGATTCTGCGCGTCGTTGATTACGACCCAATTTGGACTCTGCCGTTTGGGAGCAAAAGTCACTATTACTACGTTTGCTGTTCCCGGTGTTATGACTGCGCTTTGCACCACATCAGGTGCGCTTGTTGCCGATGTTATCGCACCTGTGCCTGGAACTATATCTCGACCTAGCGCCGTAATCGGGGCAGCCCCTACAAGTGAAAGGTTTGCCCCTGCTGGTGTTGTAACGATTGATTGCCCAGAGTCCGGCACCTGTCCTTGAATGTTAGCCGCACCGCTACCAGGAATAATTGCAAGGTTTGTCTGAGGTGCAACCCCCGCAGCTACTAAGGTTCCCGTACCCGGTATCGTAATCTGACCGGCAACTACTACGCTAGGCACAGATCCAACAATGACCGACCCACCTGTTGGGGAGATAACCGTTTCTCTTAAAATTACCGGTGTTTGCCCATCTATAGTTACCGCACCTACATTTGGCGTAATAACAGTACCGCGCACTACACTAGGCTGCAACCCAGTAATTGCTATGCTGCCTGTGCCTACTTCTATTACACCGCTAATTGCAACCGTTGGTGCTTGTCCAGCAACAGAAATTAAACCCGTTCCTGTTTCAATGGCTACGTTAGTGATTGGTACATTTCCATCTACTGTTACTGCTCCCACTATTGGTATAACAACTGTCCCGCGCAATAATTCTGGAACGTCACCAACAATGCTTATGCTTCCACTGTCTACAGTGATTACAGTTCCAGACGAAACAGTCGGAGCAACTCCCGCTATTGTTAAAGACCCAACTCCAGGCGTAATGAAGGTATTGAACTCAACAACTGGAGCAAATCCGGTAGCAGTTACAGCGCCCGTCGCTGGCGTAATAAATGTTTCTGATCTGAATTCAGGCGCGAATCCTTGAATAGATACCTGACCTACACCTGGCGCAATTGATACACCAACAAGGGTCGTTGGAGCAGCGCTTGCAATAACAACCGCACCAGCATTGGGAGTGATAAAACTGTCTGTTTTAAGAGTTGGCGCAACCCCAACTAACGACAAAGCGCCAACACCAGGCACAACAACTGTGCCTCTTAAAATCGCTGGTGCAACTCCAGCAGCAACAACTGCCCCTGTAGCCGGTGTGACTACATATTGAAATACCCCCTCTTCAGATGCAAAAGGGGCACCCGAAAACGGGGCTTGTGCAAACATCTTGCCCCCTTACTGTTTAGGTAAGGGTGAAGACGCCAGTAGCAGCCGGAAGAACCGTAAGAGTGTTGGGCGACGTGACAGTAAACTGTGCGCTCGATAGCTGGCAGAAGCAAACCAACTTACGGGCGGAAGCCACAGCAGCCGATGCTCCAAACGTAATCACAGCGTACCGAATGTTTGTCAACGAAGCGCCAGAAGCGGTGAAGGTCAGGCCCACTGTCGAGTAGGTGAACTTCATCTGCTTAGCTGATGCGCCCGTTGTCCACTGGCCGGTAGCCGGAACAAGAGCTTTACCACCACTCACGTATCCGCCGGTCGCAGAGATCTGAGACGTCAACTGTCCAAACGTGCTGAGGGTAAAGGTCGAAGCATTACTAGAAGTACGGAACAGCGCCATCTTGAAGTTACCAGCACCGAGTTCAATCGTCCCGTTGCCGATGTAGCGTTTGGCAGTGTTATACAGTTGCCATGCGGTTGCAGCCATTTTAAATCTCCTCTAAGTCTGCGCGAGAAGCGCCAGTTTCCAAAATTTGACGGAGTAATCCGCCGTAGATTTCCAACTCCATCACATCACCCATGCAGGCGATCAAGTCAATAAACTCTTTGGCCTGCGAAACCATCCACGGATTACAGTGAAAAACTTTGCCGCCGACACGCACAGGAATGACCATCTGGTCATCGTTTTCTTGCTGCTCGTAAGCATGGTGCGCTCCATCTTCCAAACAGGAATCACATCCAAAGATATGAAACCGCTTGAATCCTAACATTCTAAACAAAGGTAGCGTCCGTAACAAGACGGTAGAACCGCCAGGAACGGGATACCAATTGGCGTATTCGGTCGCCAGAATGTCACTAATCTCTTCCGCGCTGGTGTGCCAGATATAAGTCCTGTCCTTGGGCAGCTTGTCAAAGACCGTCGGGTCACACTGCGATGCAATAAAGTATTTGCAGTCCGGGATGATGTTTTCTACAAATCGTGCATTGAACGGCCTGGCGTCTACCATAACCATTGCAGAAGGCATCACCCCCGCGTCGATACAGTATTGGTAGGCGTTGTTCAAAGTAATGAGCTTCACACCTTGGCGGCGCAGGCTCTTAATTTCGTGGATGTATTCTTTCAAGGACGGTCCGCCCCCAACAATCATTGCCTCCACCTCATTAGTCGGATGGGGAACGATCTGCTGAAAGCCCTTCCTGATGTTGGTTTCGACATTCTTCTTTAAGAGATCCAGGTCTATGTTCAGCGACCCACACATCTCAAAGTCTTCCGCTGGCATCCATGTCTCATGCTCAGTCGGGGGGATCTGAGATACCACTACAGTCGGTGGTTCGGAGAAGAACGAAGCGAACATTATTGAGACCTTATCAGGGCGGTTGTAGCCGTGTTGGCAGGCATCGTGACCGTAAATGTTCCGTTGGTCACAATCTTGTCGTTGCCGAAGTTGAGGACTGCTACGGATCTATTGGCCTTGCTGGAGTTATATATCAAAGCGCCCCGGCAGGTAAACGACACCCCGGTCCACTGAGGATTGTCAAAGCTCACATACGCGGTTGTTCCAGACGATGCCACTGTAACATTTGTTACAGTAAGACCCCCGGCGGTGTAGCCTGTTCCAGTGACTTCTTGGTCCGTGGTATAGACCGTCGTGGATGCCCCTAAATCGGCGTTGGCGGTGTAGAGAGCGATCTTGATGGTATCGGTCAAAAGATCGTGGATACCCTCGTAGAGTTCCTCTTTGAACGACGTGGTCTGTGTCTGAGTGATCATGTAATCGGCACTCTAATCTGGCCATTACGGTAGGCGTCTGACCGGTTCTTGCCTTCGCTAAGCTGCTTTAGAACGCTCATGGCTTCATTGTATCGGGCCGTGTAATTGCCAATCGTATCTGGCTCGCTCTTCATAAACGCCGCGGCTTCCAGCAAAGCACCATACAAAAGAACAGAGTCAAAGTTATCCCCAAGCCAGGACGTGCCAGCCGTCACAATTGACTCGGGATAATAGAAGTAGTGCAGCTCCATCGTGTAATTGGCGTCTGGCGTCGGCCCCAGGATGAACGTGTTCTCATCCCATAAACCATAGTACAGCGGTTTGCCTGATGTCGTTGGATATGGGTACGCCTGGCGGATGAAGTTCACATCCTTGTCCAGCAGGTACTCGTACTCACCCGTTACAGGGTCAATTACTGCTAGAGAGAAGGTGGACAGCCAATCCAAGGGGGCGGACAGATACTGGCTCCCACCAGTAACCGTACCAGTAGAGTTCTTCCGCAGCGCAAGAATCTGCACAGAGTTGTAGATCCGCTGCTCCGCCTGCTCAACAAACGTAGCTATCTGGCTGGCAGAGGTAAACGATCCCACTGTTTCTGGGAAATCGTTCTCTGCGTAGCCCTTAATTGCAGCGGTCAATTCGGAATAATTCACGCCATCGGCCCTCTAGCCATTACGCCCTTGGTTGCTGCCCCAGTTCCACGAATCCTGATACCGTCGGTCTTCACGTTGTCACGGCCAGGATCGCCAAAGCTCACACGGCCAGCCGGGGTGTTACAGGTAAAGTCCTTAGCGGCAAGCGTATTAGGATCGGGAGGACGACTGACAGACAGCATCGCTGCCTTCTCATCGATCACGGAACCTTGCATGGTATGGGGGGTGGCATACAGCTCGCCGCTGCCTACCTCTTTGCCCATCACTTTTTTGCTGAACTTAGCCATTATCGTCCCCTTACGGATTGACGCTGGTTCATTACTTTTGCCATGCCACGGCCATACTTCTTCATGTCGAGAGAAGTCGGGCCACCAGCCTTCATCTTTTTAGCCTTGTGCATAGAAGCCTCATGACCCTTGACGGCCTTCATGGCTTCCTTTTTGGCTACGCTACGCATCTGTTTAGTCATTTTGGACTCCTAAGATATTGAGATTGTTACCGATCCTACTGCTGTTTTAGCCACTAAATCGTTCGGCGTCAACTCCGCATCAAAGTAGGATGAACCACCGACTGGATACCATCCCCACTGAAATACCCGACTCCCCTCTAAAGGGAAACCAAAGCCCAGCGGGGAGGTGCTATTGGTCGTCAGTTCTTGCAATCCGCTCGTACCAGACTGTTGATAACTCACATCCGGGCGTGGCTCACGGACGGCCTGTGGATCGTTAACCGGGTACATACCAAGCTGGAGCTGTGGCTGATCAGGGTCGTAGCACGCTCGACACACCTTAATTTTAAAAGGTCTGGTTTTAACGGTTTGTATCCGCAATTCCTTGAGCATAAAGCGCTGATCACATCTATCGCACTCCGCAATCGCAAACTTTCCAGAAGCAAATTGGTTAGGCATAGTTTGCCTCGTACTTGTTCTTTTTGGAAAGGTTTATTGTGCCGGGTATAACTTGCAAGTTTGTTGGGACATGTAACCCATTTACCGTTTCTCCTTGCAGCGGTATCACATGATCCACATGCCAAGAGAACTCAAACATTTTAGTCCGCAAACTAGAAAGATCATAGGCTTCTTTGATCATCCACAAGTCGTCTTTGGTTAGCCACTTAGGAGTGCGCTGCTTGATGATTTTTTTCCTAAGTGCAGCCAGAGCAATAATCTTCCCTTTGTTTGCTTGCCTGTAAACCTTTTTCTGATCTAAAGCCTTTTGCCTATGTTCAGCGTAATACCTGCGACCTTTTTCTTGATACAACTCTGGATTTGCTAATCGTTTTTTTGACTTTCTCAAACGATCACACTCCATGCAAATTCTTGTCTGCGTGCTTCTTGGACTTAAATGCCCGTTGACACACGGTTCGCCTGTTGAGTATTGGATCTCACCAGCATTCATAGCGGCCTGCCTAGCGCTAATAGGACGCTTCGCAGCACGACGTTTCTCGTTGTACTGGCGATAGTATTCCAGGGCTCTGGCTGGGTCTTTGTAGGCCATTTTTATCCGTAGTAGAACATGTTACGCGGGACGATCCGCAGCGGAGCTGTCTCACGGTCCTCTTGGGACGCCAAGGTCCACTGCTCTTCATAGTCCATCTTGAGCATCTGAATCCTGGTGGGGTCTATCCCTGGGAGCTTCATGCCGAGGTAATACGCCAGGCCAGCCACCATACACGGGATAAGCCTGAACGGGATGTCCTGTACCGTTGTTCCATTCCCGGCGTCCTGCATCCGGCGAAGTCTCCAGTAGACAAATGTGTACTGGTCTCCAGGCGGATTAGGCGTCGGCCAGAGGTTCACACACGGGAGGTTCTGCACCGTGATCGGGGGTGTACCAATGACCGCATGACCTGTCGCCGTAGTGCCATTCTGTCCACGGGCGCAGTTTATAAGCGAGCTACCCGAGATGTTGGGGTAGCTGATTGTCTCGTTGTTAATCTTGATAAAGCCTGCCGCAGCCAAGCCCGTCGTCGTGCTCAGCTCAATCGTCGTATCCGTGGCATTGATGTCTTGGGCCAGGGTAATTGCGGTGGCATTCTCGTTTCCAGACTGCCGGTTAAACCAATACTGAATCGGGCGTCCTTGGGTAAGTTTATTGGGGATCGAAGAATAGGTCGGCTCAGCGATGTTGCTGATGTTGATGTCGATCTGGTTCAACGTACCAGGATTCTGCCGGATGACCGTATCAAGGATCTGGATCGTATCCGAGGGGATGGGATAGATGGCCTGGCCTGTAACCAGCGGGAACGATCCCTGCTCCATCGTCCAAAGGTTTACGCCCCGGTTGCTCCACTCAATCGTCAACAGGTTCAATGACCGCCTGGCCGTCCGCAGATCGTAACCAGAACGCAGCTCGCCACCGACGCGCTCAAACGCCTCTTCAATAAGATTGGAGAGGTCTAAGTTAAACGCTACGGTCCCGGAGGTAGGCATCTTACTTTCCTAACTTCTTCAATGTCTGAGCCAGGCGAGCACGCTGACCCATCTTGCCAGGCTTCTTGGCAGCAGCAGCGAGCTTACCGGCAGGGATCTTCTCACCTTTCTTGACGCCAAGAGAGGCGCGTAACGCACCAGGCTTCTTGATCGCGTCTTTGATCCACCCACCAGACTTTGCAATAACAGTTTTACCCTTGGCCTTCTTGATCTGGTCAATCGGGTCTTTGCTCATCTGATCTTCTTTAGCCGGGCTAGGTGTAACCGTTTTCATCTGAACCTCGCTGTCTTTGCTGCAATTCGTTTTGGCTGTTTAACAAACTGTTTTCCAGCAGCCTTACCAGCTCTTTTCGCTCTAGTCGTCGCTGCATACTCTGAACTAGAAAGTGCGTTGATCGCCTTCTCTGGGAGGTAGCGCTCGCCGGTAACGGACGACGGTTTACCACTTTTGGTCTTCCACTTCTGCTGGCCCCATTCTTTTAAGCTCTGTTGTGGCTTCTTTAGCGGCATTGGTCTCTACCTGCTTTCTTTTCCGATACACCTGCGAAGCTACCAGTAACCATCGAAAGACGTTGCCATCCTTTTGAGGGTTGTACACAGGTGCCTTGATCACTTATAACCACCGCCACGAGCTTTATATTGTTTTGCTAAGAGTTGGCTTTTTCTTCCGCTCCATTGACCCGCAGCCGTCCCTTGAGTCGCGGAAGCCTTAATCTTTTCAAATAGGCTTTTACGCATTCCAGGCTTCGTGTAAACGCCTGCCTCATTGACGCGAGACTTGACTTTGCCACCCTCTTTATACTGAGTAAAAGTGTCTCCATCTTTCCGCCTCCCGGTTTTTGCAGTTGGCATCTTGGAAGAACGCACAGCGCCCATCCCGCGTGAGGGCATCATTTAGCACTTCCCGCCGTAACGCATCTTCGTCATGCCACCTTTGGCCATCTTGCCCTTGCCATCAGCAGCAAACGCCGGGACTTTCTTTCCGCCCTTCATAACCATCGGCATACCACCAGCAGCCATCTTGACCATCTTGCCTTTGGTCTTGCCCTTAACGGCCACGCCATCTTTGCTAGGAGCAGCAGTCTTAACAGCACCCATCTTGGTGGGGCCCATACCGGTCATCATCTTTTTCATACCATTTTTCCTTTCGTCTTACCACGGACTGCACACCCATCAGCGGACCGAACATAACCGCCTTTGGCCTTTTTAATTGGCTTCTTGTATTCCTCTTCTTGGGTATAGCCCATACGATCAGCTAGTTCACTAGCTTTTGTCGTCGCATATTTAATACCCTTTTTGATGCCTAAGAAGTCATCTTCGATCTTTGCTTCTTTGATCATCTTAGTGCGGGTAGAGTCCTTGCGTTCCTGTTCCATTTAGATAATCCTTCCACGGGTTTTGCCGCGCTGAGCAATACCGTCTGCGCGTTTTGATGCGACCATGCCACCCTTCTTCATGCCAGCAGCCTGTTCACGCATTCTGGTTCTAAATGCTTCAGCCTTGCGAGCAAGACGCCCAGATCCTGTCTGAGTATCTTCTTTTAAACGATTCTGTTCTTTGAGGTATGCAGCACGCTCTTTCTGCATGTCTGCCGCCTTCTTAGCGGCTGCTGTAGCGTCCTTGCCTTGCTCGTATGCTCTACGCTCATCACGGATATTGGAGGCCGTCAGAGCGGATTCCATGCGGTCTATGTCCTGTCCGCTTGGACCCATGGATTTTGGTGCTGGAGCTGCTGCCGAACCACGACGGGTAAGACCACGCTGAGCATTGAGATAGTCGCGCAGGTTATCAAAACCGGCTTTTTTCATCTGTTCTTTTGTTACAACCGCAGACTTGGCCGGCTTCGTTTTTGCCATATCTGCCATCGCCATTTCTCGACGATCACGATCATCTATCTGGCCCATCGTGCTTGCAAAGGTAGGACGCTTAGCAGCTTCCTCTGCCGCAGCTCGACCAAACCCACCAGTCTGCTCAAGACTGATGGCATCATCTTCAATGCCGCCGCCAGGCGAATACCGTTTGACTTTGCGTTTCATAATTTCCTCTGCGCCATCGCGTCAAGTTTGGCCTCTAGTCTGCGGAAGCCGTCGTCAAAATGTTCACGGATCTTATCCAGATCCTGCCGTACCTCTGCACGGGTAATGTGCTCCCGAGCTACCTCTTCCCGAGTCCTGTTAAGCAGGATGCTCAGACGGTTAAGTTCATCGAACTTACTTTTAAGCAGCATACCCATAATTGCCACTATCGCACTCAAAGCGATATTCCAAAGCATCATTTCCATTTAACACTTCCACCTTTTTCTCGCTTGCCGAATACGGCTGTTGGGATCTTTGGCGGCTTCTGGAAACTGCTTCATCTGTCCAGCCGACCGCGCACAAAATGATTTGCGGCGCTTTGCCCGTTCTCCAGTAGGCTTGTCTTCTGTTACGGCAGTCTTGAGCTTTGACCCTGGATTGGCACGGCGATACGCTGCCACGCCTTTATCTGTCATACCAGCGCCCTGCTTAGTCGGACGGAAGTTGCCCGACTTCACAGAGGTTTTGATGCCCATGCCCTTAGCCATAGAACACCGTCGCAGTTACAGAAGAACCACAACCAACGAAAATACCGTTGGGGCAATATATGCCTTCGCCTGGAATCAGAACCGGCAACCCAACTGTACTGAACGTGGCAATTTCCAGAGCAATACTGCTATACGCTGTGACGTTCCCGCTCGTCGTAGTGCTTACACCAGTGTCTACGCAGGTAAACGTATCGTCACCCGTTTTAGTAATAGCGTACACGCCATCTCTTGCAGTACCAGACGTAAAGTCTAAAAACACCCGCTGTCCGGTCTCAAAACCATGGTTAACAATGGTCACCGTAATCGTGGTGCTTGGGCTTGTACGTGCGTACGTGCCTGACTTTTGAACGGTTGGATCACATACGGCGGTCTGCCTTCTAGACGAAGTCCCACTTGTCACCGTAATTGACTTCAATCTTACGGGGATCTGCGTTACAAGCAACCCGGTACCTGCGGCCCGAGCGGATTTAACGTCATATTGCATCATGGCCTATTCCTATCCGTAAAAAATAGTCATGGTTACATTGGTTGACGGCAGCAAACAAAACAGTCCGCCCGCTGCAAGGATGCCTTCGCCCGGAATCAATGTATAAAACGCTGTGCCGGTTGAGCAATCTAATTCAACAAGGACTTTAGGGTACATGGTTACATCGCCGCTGGTAGTCAAACTTGCCGTGGTTATAGTAAACGTATCAGTTGTTACATTTGATACTACATAACTGTCGTCTACTGCCGTACCGCTAGTAAAGTTTAGACCAACTATATCCCCGTTTGACAATCCATGATTAGCAATTGTCACCGTACAAGTAGTTGAACCAGGAATGTCATACGTTCCCGTCAACGCCCCATCAGTATCAACTACACATGAGTTAAACGTCGTTGACGTAGTGGGAGATATAACTACACCTTTGAGACGTGTACGAGCCGCATACGCAAGTGATGAAACCTCTGCGTGAAACGACTTTACGTCATACTGCATACCCATTTTGGCTCTCCACTGGATCTGGTAGTTCAAGACGGGCCAGCATAGCTTTCATCGTATCTATGGCAGCCTGGGAAGCAACGGCTACGTCATGTGCGTGAGCGCGTTGCTGTTCCATTTGCTTGATCTCTTCTAGCAGAAACTCTTTAGTTATCTGCATTAGGCAATCGTACTTACCATGATGTAGTACGTAGTCCCGTTATCACTGATCACAGGGATCGTGTGGGTAGCAGCCGGAGTTCCAGCAGCAGCACGGAAAACCGTACCGGACGCCGGGGCAGGAACGCGCAACAGAGCGCTAACAGTTCCAGTTCCGCTATTCGTACAACGCAGGTAAGTAGCACCAGACCAAGAGCCGCCAGAAGCAAAATCAGAGTCCAGTTGGATTGCAGAAATCGTACCGCCAGGAGCAGTAGAAGATCCACCGAGAGTTACGCGCAGAGCATTACCGGCACCAGAGATCGTTCCAGATCCATTAATGGACAGGGAGATATGAGCACCGTTGACTGTGCCGCCAGTAGCAGCGCCAGCACCAGTTACGCGGGTAAGGAAACGAGCTGTCTCACCAGAACCGGTAGAGGTAAAGGTCAGACGGGAATAGTTCAGTCGTACATCACCAGTCGTATTTGACGCGGTAACGTAAGAAGAAGAAACGTTGGAAGCAGAGGTGACCGCAATTTCATCAGTAGCGGTGCCGGAGATAAAACCATTAGCCGATTTTACTGGCCCAGAAAACGAAGTCGTCGCCATGACAGTCCTTTCGTGTAGTAGCACTTCCCCATGCCGTCTCTACTAAGTCTGCTAGGCCAGTCTGCATGGGTGGTAAATCCTAGACTTAATAATAACTATACACCGTTACAACAAAAAAGGAAGGGGGCCGAAGCCCCCTATCCTTATACTGCTTAGCCTGCGGAACCGAACATTCCGAGCGGATCCGAGAATCCGAAGGAATAACGCTCACGACTCTTGTAACGAACGTTACCAGTGTCGAAGTCACCGTCCATCGAGTTCTGCAACGGTACGCGCACAAAGTGCTTCATACCATTAGGAACGTCAGTGGTCAGGAACCATGCGTTGGTGTCCGTCAAGAAGTTGTTAACGGTATACCCTTCAGGGATAGAACCGTTATTCTTGATGGCGTTGATGTCGTTGTCCGCCGTACCAACACGCAGCTCAGTCTCAAGGAGACGGGTGGCCACGAACTGGAGGGCAGGGGGAACGACGAGCTTCTTGGGCTTGGCTGCAATCAGCAGTCCGCGCTCATCCGTCCATGCAGCAATTTGAATCACTGCGTTCTCAAGAGAGGTCTCGTTGAGATCGGTAGGAGTCGTGGGGATGTTGCTGTTTGTGCCACCAGAGACCAAGGGGTGCGCGTTGGAGAACAGGGGTTGACCGTCGCCACCAGCAAAGGCGGAGTCAAATCCATTGTTCAGAACCGCAGCGGCCTTGATCTGTTTGGTGTAAGCCATAGCACGGGCCAGGGCTTTGGTGTAACGAGCAGACAGGCTGTCGTACAGGTTGTCCTCGATGGCCTCTTCGGTCAGCGAGAAACCCAAAGCAATGGTTTCGTGGTTATAGCGAGCAGACCATGCTTCCTGGGCGTTGTCATAAGCGATGGCAGAACCTTCGTTCTTAACCGGCGCTGCTGAGAAGCCAGAGAGCTTGGTTTCCTCTTCAAACGAACGCTCGGAAGTCTCAGTTTCGTAGATTTCCTTGTGCTGTTCGCCGTAACGAGCATACTCCAGACCAAACAAAGCGTTCAGGCCAGGGAGAAGCTCTTTCAGTAGTTGTGCGCGTGAAATAGCCATTTATATTCTCCTTAAGCCGTGTACGCAGTGCCGGTCAGCGCCGTGTATTGCGGGTCGTTAATCTTCACAATGACTTCAGGGTAAATAACAACACCACTGGAGACAAAGGAAGTATCAGGAACGACAGCAATAACTCGGAACGGAAGCGTGGTAGCAGCACCAGCGCCGTTGCCCGGAAGAACAATAGAAGACCCGGAATCGCCTGTAGCAGTCGAACCGGTACCATAAACAGTAGCTACGTTAGCGCCAACGATAGTCTGGTTTGCACCAGTAACCGTTCCAGCCGTACCAGAAGTAGTAATAGCCACTTTATACGCAGCCGACGGATCAACCACTACGTAGGCGATAGCGTTAGTAACTGCCGTGCCGGGATAGTATTGAGCCTGAACAGTCTGCCCAGACGAGTTGGTGTACTGACATCCCATGAAAACACCAACAATGGTGCCTGTCGTGGTTGCGCCAGAAAGCTCGATAGAACCACCCGCGACGACTTTTACCGTGTCACCGAAGAAAATGGCCGAGTTGTAGGTGCCAGCAATACGAATCTGCTGCGTTGCACCAGCATACGGTAGACCATCAATTCGGTTAACAGGCCTAAAGCCGTAGGGCTTACTAATAGTAGGATAAGCCATTGTTAACTCCTAAAGATTAAGTTCCTTTACCAAAGCTACTCGTAGACTTCCGCTCTTTAAAGAGGGGCATCCTTGGGTCGCTTTGCCGCATTAAATTATTGTCCACGGCTTCCGTCTGAGATGCGGTCTGGTTACGGTACCAATCCGAACGCTGATCCACAAACTCTTCTGGTGCCTTGCACAACAATAGTCCACCGATCTCAATGTTGTCTTTGAAACGACTTGAAGGATCGATGAGCAGTTTAAATTTTGGTTGCTCTTCAACGGATACCGGCTCCCATCCCTCTCTCATTTTGGTAGAAAGGTTACGTGGGTCAGCCTGGTTCAACATTGAGACGCGAATCCAGCGATACGCATACCCAACCTGTTTGTCTGGTTCGGGGAGAAGCTCAGGGGGCATCCACTGCTTAGGACGCTCTGTGACTGCTCGGGTTGCTACTTCGCGTGTTGCTCGATTTTGCTCAGCCATTTTGGGCCTCCAATTTTTTAAGTTCTAAGGCGTACTGCTCTGGTGTTAATCCCAACTTCTTAGCCAATTGAACCTGGCTCGCTCTCAACCGTATCTTGTTAGATGCGGTGCTGCGTACTGCTGGGGCTACTACCGTGCTCGATCTTGTACGAGACTCAGCTTTTGCCTTTGGAACCTCGGCCTCCTCAAAATTCTCTGGAAACCGTTTGCGAATTGTTCTGTCCAAAATCGCGTAATACTCATCAGACCCTATTTGCACCTCGCCGCTCTTCTTGAGTTTTTCGTGTAAACCCAAGGCCGCAGCGGTCATCTCGTCGTCTTGGCCATACCAGGGATTTCGGTCCTGCCATGACTGTAACTTCGGATTTGCCCGAGGTTGCGGGGTCTCGTATGTATTTTGTACCTGAAAATTTTCTTCTTGTAAAGCAGGCATTTGGAAGTTCTGTGCCTGCATAGACCGGATTTGGGCAGTTTGAAGCTCTTTCTGGGCCTCTAACACCTTGTCAGAATCTCCAGAATCATAGGCTTCTTTGTACTGCACCTCGGCCATTTTGAGCTTTAACGCGGCAGCTTCTTGTAACGTAGTGGCATATTCTTTCCCACCAGTATCAAGAATCTGTTTAATCCGCTTGTTCTCATTCATGAGCTGCTGCGCCAGGCGTACAGCCTCTTGCTGCTCTCGATATGCGGCCTCTTTCTCGCGGCGCTCGTCGTGCCAAACCTTCCGCATTTGCTTGAGTTTTTGTTTGACCTCGTCGTCATAAGCCTCTAGGTCATCTTTCTCAAGCTCCTCTTTGAGAGGGGCGGGCAATGGCTGACGGCCACGATCCTCTTCAGGCGTGTCGTCTTCTATCTCGACTTCGACCTTATCGTTTTTGTCGTTTCCAATAGTGACGCTCAGTTCGTTAGTCTGTTCGTCGGGGAATTTAAATTCATCTTTTTCAAATTCAGGCATCTTGTCCTCCTGTTACTTACGTTTGATTCCGCGAGGGTCCATCACCGTTGCCTCTACTGAGTCATCGTTAATGAGTCGAAACTCGCGTCCGTGGATTAACAGCCGTGTACCGGCGTTTGGCCTTACCAATACAAAATCACCTTTCTTGCACCACGGTCCCGTGGGGAATCGAGAAGTGTCTTTGTAACAGTCTGGGCCTAGCTCAACGACAAATAGAACCGTCGTTAAGATCTCTTCGTAGTGAATGGTTGTATCTGCTTTAACCAATCCACTGTCGTACTCTTTTTCTACTTCTGGTATTGCACACAGAATCCTGTAGCCCGAGGGCTTGGGAAGCTGCCTTGCTTTCTCTTCGTTGGTTGCTTCTAGGTTAATTGCGCCTACTATCTGCGGTTTATCGGGATTTGTGCCGATAAGGATTTCACTCATCAGTGTTCTCCATCTTTTGTTTAAGGTCTAATGCGTACCCCCTTGCAGTGAGCAGACCCCGGATCTCACCGCAAATTCTTTTGTATTCCTCAAGACTTTCGCACTTCCCTTCTGCCAAGAAGTCTTTCAGTTGAGAAACTTTGTCGTCTGTCTGTTCGACGATTACTTCTAGTTCAGTCATTTGTTAGCCTTTGGTTGTTGGGGGCGCTGTACTTCTTTCTGATGTGCCTGGCTAGACAACTGTTTTGCAATGTCTACGCCCATGCGAATGATTTCCTTTTCTCTGCCATCTCGCATCTCGGCTGCGGTACGAATAGCTTCAAGCTCCGTATCACTCTGTAACTTCTGCTTCTGGAACTCAGCCTGCGAAATAATCCGACCGGCTTCTATTTCCTGCTGACGCTTACGCAGTTCAATATCAGCCTGATCTTTCTGGGCTTTGCGTTGAATCTCAGCCTGTTTCATTGCAAGCTCTTGCTGCTGCATCTGAATGATTGGATCTTGTGCCTGCTGCTGCGCTTGTTGTTGCGCGACTTGAGCCTGGTTCTGAGAAAGAAGCCGTTGTGCAGCTTGAGCCAACATCGGTGCCAGGCGAGCTTCGACTTCAGGATTCATACCAACCTCTTCGCCCATCTCATCTTCTTTGGGCGGCAGGTTAAAGCCAAGCTGTAACTCGATCTGCTTGCGATACTCCATACCCAAGTGCTCGTTGATATGGTTCATCATGGCTGCTTGCATTTGTCCGGCCATTGGGTTGTTCTTCAACAACTCTTGGATCATCGGATCTTGCATAGCAGACATGTGCACTGTGATGTGCGCTCTGTGATCCTGGTACGCAAATGCTTTAACCGGCTTGTTACGCAACATATTCTGGTTCTCTGTTACAGGATCTGCCGGCTTCTGATCTTCATCCATTGGCACTAGCTTCTGTGCATCTTTAATTCCAAGCACATCGAGCATTTGTCGGTGAAGTAGTGGCAGGTTATATAGCTGTGGAGCCGCCTGCGCCAACTGCATGACCGCCTGATACTGAACGATCTTTTGCGCCATCGTCGAGGCATTTGGGTCTGAAACCGGGATAACGTCAACATCGTCATAGTCTGTTTTCTTCGCCCGGCGGTGTCCATCTACTGGTTCATAGCTGTACTCATCAGGCGTGTATGCCGCGATGATCTGCTTGAGTAACCCTAGCTCCTGCTTCATAGAGTAATGAACGCGAGCTTGGACCGCCGACATTGTTTTTAGCGTCCGCTCAAGAATGGCCAGCGTAGTTCCCACTGGTGCCTGGGCAGACATATCGGAAATCTGAAGATCTGCTGTGTTAGCGAACCTTCGACCTTCATCAATAATGGTTTGGAACAACTGGAAGAGAGTCTGACTTGGTTCTTTGTACGGCAGCGGCATCAGGTTGTCTTTAATAGACCCTGATGGAACGTCTACGTCTCTAAACTCTCCAGGTGCTATCGGTGTGTCATCGCCTTTAACGCGCAGACCCCGCGCTTTAAAGCCTCCCGGCAAATTCGCCAGTGTTCCTGCATCAACCAACTGACGAATGAGAGAAGTACCAGACTTGGCAAAAGCACCAACAAGGTGAATAAGGCCGAAATAGTAAAAACCAAAGCCGGGAACATATCCGTAATGAACAAAATGCTGTCGCTTCGCATACGTTTCATCGTCTGGCTCCCAGTTACGCCGAATGGCTAGGATTTGATTCGATCCCTTCTCAATAGTCACTACATACGGCAGCGCAATACCCGTTAACTCGTCGTCTTCATCCCTGTGCTCATGGCCAGGAAGGTCCAACTCCACGTGCATCTCAAGAATCTTGTACCGGGAGTCGGTCGAAGCACGGAATCCCAACTTCTCTGCGATCTTTTTCTCTACTTCGTCCAACATATTATTGGGTGGGCCGAGGTCTATGTCTGCATAGAAGCCGGAAACCTGTAGTCGGCGCAGCTCATTCTCTGTTTTACGCATAACATGGGTCACACGCTCCGCAGATACAAGATCCGATGCGCCATAAGGCACAACAATGTCTTCTGCTGGGACAAATAGAGAGACTTGCCGCTCAATACTGGGGTCAAAATAGACCTTTTTGAACGCATTACCAGAAAGACCCAAGCCCCAGAGCATCCGCTCATGTTCAGGCCGGTACTCTTTCATGACATCCATCAACTGGTAGTTCATGTCGTCCTGCACACGCTTGGCGGACTCTTTTTTCTCGGGCGTTTCTTTGCCGATGATCTGTGTTTTCACCGGCCCAGAGGCAGGAAACGTAGACATCATCGTTTCCGACTGGAACTTGACCAGGGCTTCGGACAAAAGCGGGTGGTACACACCGCAAGCGCCTTCCCATGGTTCAGCCCGGTCTTCTAATTTCATTCCAAGAAGCTCTAGGCCGTCTACATAAGTCTGTATCCAATCTTTTCTGGAGGCTACGTCTTCGTCATAGTCACCAATCAACTCACCGGCAAGACTCGCAACGACTTCATCGTCCATTGACTCAACAAGATTGGCGTTGAAGTCTTCGTCGGTCATCTCTTTTTTCTCAAACTCAATCTCAAGATCACCGATACCAATCGTTACCGACTCGGGATCTTCGATTTCGATCTCAATATCGGGTGCCGCTGACATCTCGGACATCACACCAATGGGAGCTTGACTCAACGACTTTTCAATAGCCATGATTTATCCTTCAGTAATAAGGCTCGCGCCTTTTAAATTGTTGCGGTTCATCCTCGATGTCTAACTCGACACGTATAAATCCGCCTTTTCTAAATCTCATCAACGCCAAAGAGACAGTATCGACGTAGTCATCATGTTCTCCGCCAGGAAAAGACGCAACCTCGTCAACAACTTCTTCGGCCCATCTCTTATTAGGAGCCCAAACGCGCCCAGAGGCAAATATATCGGAGATTGCATTCAATCTGGTAATTTTGTCGTTGCCCCTAACAGGCGTGAAATCCTGCACAGGAATGCCCATCGCTCGTAATTCATAGATCAACGGCGCACCAGATGCCTTCTTTTCAATGATTACAGAGTCTGGCTCCCACTCTTTGTACTCTTCTATCGCCCTTCTCTTCAAAGTTGGGAACTCCATCCTGTCTCTGAAGGCGTTTAAAAGAATGATGTTCGTCTGTGTGACCCCATTGTCATCAGGATGTTGAAAAATTCCCCATAAGGTACACGCCGAGTAGTCAGCTCGGTTGTTTGCTTCAAATGCTGTATCCCACGCCATTAAAGTGAACTCACAATACGGAGGGCTTTCCCCTTCCCAGACGTTCCACCACTCTCTTTTGATGATCGCCGCGGACTCAGATGTCGGGTTTTGTTGGTACTGCGCCATCCATTTACTGTTAGGCAGTTCGTTTCTTAATGCTTGTAGTTCTTCTATCGGCCAGAACTCAGGCCACAAAGGCTTACTCGACGGCAAAATGGCAGGAAACTCTATGACTTCCCACTCGTCGCCCTCCCTCTGAGCGCTTGCCTTCAACACTTGCCCCGTAAGATCTCTCTTCGACCATCTGGTCATTACTACGACTATGGCCCCGCCAGGTTGTAACCGCTGTCTTGGGCCGGACGTAAACCACTCATACGTCTTGTCATAGATCTCAGGATTGATCTCAGCCAAGGCGGCCTCTTGTTCCGAGTGAGGATCGTCAATAATTAGTAGATCGGCACCTTTACCTGTAACAGCACCCCCAATACCAATAGCAAAATACTCCCCGTTCGCATTCGTGGACCACCGTCCTGCCGCCTTAGAGTCTTGCCGTAGCGCCACATTTGGGAAGATCTTCGTATACACCTCGCTATCCACTAGGTTCCTGACCTTTCGGCCAAAACCAACAGCAAGTTCTGCCGTGTGGGAGGTCTGAATAATCTTTTTATCTGGGAACCTTCCCAGAAACCACGCTGGCAAGAGAAAGGACGCGAACTCCGACTTCGTATGCCGTGGAGGCATATTGATGATCAACCTCTTTAACTTGCCCGAGGCGATCTCTTCAAACTTCTTCGCCATGACAGCATGGTGCCTCCCAGAGATAAATCCCGGCCACATGGTCTTCACAAAGGCTAAGAACTTCTCTTGTCCTTGCTCCCTCTTAAGCGCGTCTTGATACTGAAGCGCCATCTCTAAAAGAGACGCTCGATCCCCATCGGGCAGTTGATCTATCAGCTCAAGAATCTTCGGGTTCAATCTTATGCACTCTCAAATAAGCAGGCCGAACTGATCTCGCTCTATTAGGCAAACCCTTCAAATGCCCCGCCCGCAAAAGGGACCGGATCTTCCTATGCACATTTCCTCGTCCTTTGTCTCCGGTAATCATCATGATTTCATCTATCGAAGGCCCGAACCCAAACTTGTTCCACCAGCCATCAATGACCTGATAAATCTCTCTCTGTGCGTCCGTCATATCTACTGTAACTTTTGTTACAAACTATAACAATGTTACGTACTGTAACAGCCTGTTACAGTTACATCCCCACTGTAACACCCTGTTACAGTTGAAAATCGTCTTGTCAACTGTAACATTTGTTACACCCCACCCTTTTCGGGGGACCCATTTTCGATAGGGGG